TCAAAAACTTGCTATTGATGTTGGTAGTGTTGCCAGCGGATTAAACCGTAATGCAGTTTCCAGGTGATCCGGTGCCAGATGTGCGTAACGCATAGTCATTTTTATGTCGTGATGTCCGAGGATTTTTTGCAAAGCAAGGATATTTCCACCCGACATCATAAAATGCGCCGCAAACGTATGGCGCAGAACGTGTGTCAGTTGACCGCGAGGGAGCACGATAGACGTTTTTTCCAACACGGATAAAAATTGAAAATAGCAGTCTGTGAAGAAATTGAACCCATCAAGCGCCATGATCTCTTCGTAAAGCTCTTTACTGATAGGGATGCTTCTGTTTTTCTTCCCCTTCGTTCTTACAAAGGTAATTCGGTATTTGGTCACCTGTGAGCGGGTAAGATTTACGGCTTCACGCCAGCGTGCGCCAGTGCTTAAGCATATCTTAACTACCAGTGCCAGAATTGGGTCCTGACGTTTACAATCAGCCAGCAATTCAACAATCTGTTCATGGGTAAGCCATGCCATCTCTTTTTCTGCGATGGTGAATTTTCGCATGTTCTCCAGTGGGTTCGGATACGACCATTCGCCCAGGCGGGATAGTTCGCTAAAAACACTACTAAGATAGCTTTGCTCCAGGTTAATAGTGACTGGGCTTGCTCCTTTTTTCCATTTCTCGCTGAAGTAGATCTCACCCGTCAGGCGTTTATCTCGATAGTGGGCAAACATTTTAGATGTGAGATCGGTTGCAAGGGGATTGCCCAGAGCGTCAACCATCAACAGCAATTTGTCATAGACATGCTGCCCAGCGGTTAGAGATTTACCATGTAGTTTGAACCATAGCTCAACTACGTCTTTCAGTGTTCGACGATCCACTGATTCACCCAGCCAGGGCTTTGCTTCGGTTTCTTCCATCGTGTGGCGCTCAAAAGCCAGAGCTTCGCCTTTGGTGGCGAATTGTTTACGCACACGACGCCCACTACGTCCGGCGGGGTAACATTCGCAAAGCCATTTCCCTGTGGTGAGTTTTCGTACTGCCATAAAAAATGCCCTCCAGTAGAGAGCATTTTTACTGTATGTATAACCAGTGTCAATGTATGAAATCCTACGACCATACATCTCACTGAAGCCATAATGAAGTTGGCTATTCTTTTTGCTATGTGAGCATGTAACTTTTGCGGTTAACCTGCGGCTCATTTTTATTTTAGACGCAGATATAAAAGCAAAAGTTATCGTGAGTTTTTAGTACAGATTTTTTTGGATTTACTAATAGTTCCATCATTGCAAACGAATTTGCCATCTGAGGTACAGTGAGAAACACCTCCCTTTTTCCCTGAGCAGGGATAATTTCTAGCATAGGTAGTTAGTGGGTTTAATAACAAAGAACATGACAAAACCACAAAAAATACCTTACCAAGCATAGTTTCCTCCCGGTACTATTTAACATACTTGACTGTTAAACTTATAATTTTACCAATTATTTCAATGTCTTCTATCTTGCATTCGAAGGCTCTGTTTCCACCCTCGACGAAGATTCTTCCACCGGGTAAACGAGTAATGTCACGGATCGTTATTTCGCCATCAATACTTATTACCCATTTACCATCACGTATATCATCAAATTCTTTATCACAAATAAATTCAGAATTGTTATCTGTGATGACAAAAGGTTTTTTAAACGCAGAGGGTAGAAATCCCTTATCAAAAATATAAAAACCGTCTTTCTGCAATGCTCCATCAGACAATAAATATTTTTCTACTTCTATAGTATTTGTATTTGCTGATGCTTGCTTTGAACCATGCCCTGTTGTTAGCCAATTAAGCGAGGTGCCCGTTTCAAGGGCGCACTGGATTACCCAATCTGCTGGAAAAATATCACGCATATAGCGCGTTGCCATGGTGCTCTTAGAAACACCTAAATGATCACAGAGAGCCTGACGGGTACCGAACCCATATGCTTCAACTAAACGTTCTATGGCTTTCTTACCGCCGCTATTGAAATCCACAAGTCCTCCAAAGAAATCCAAAATTCGTTGACAGATTCCAAAAGCGATCTTAAAGTTGAACCAGAAGTGTTCTTTTGGAGCCTTCACTACTAATCACGACAAACAACGGCTCGCCACAAGCCATATCTAGAAGGAATGTTGCCTTATGACACCTAACATTTCAATTACTCTGAATACACCACATGTCACAATCGAACGTTATAGCGAACTGACTGGCCTTTCTATTGATACGATTAACGACATGTTGGCTGATGGCCGACTACCTCGTCATCGTCTTCGTAAAGACAAAAAACGTGAAAAGGTAATGATTAACCTGGCTGCTCTGACTGTTGATGCTTTGTCTGCTTAATAGACGTCTATTTTCGCAATAAGACGCTGAGTTCGATTTTGCGATAAGTTCGGAGTTGAAAACCATGTTTGATTACCAAGTTTCCAAACATCCACATTTTGATGAAGCCTGTCGTGCATTCGCACTGCGCCACAATCTGGTGCAACTGGCAGAACGTGCGGGCATGAATGTGCAGATTCTGCGGAACAAGCTGAACCCAGCTCAACCTCATTTATTAACCGCACCAGAAATCTGGCTGCTTACCGATCTGACTGAAGATTCAACGTTGGTAGATGGTTTTCTGGCACAGATTCACTGCCTGCCATGCGTACCAATTAATGAGGTGGCAAAAGAGAAACTGCCACATTACGTCATGAGTGCAACCGCAGAGATCGGGCGTGTTGCTGCAGGTGCGGTATCTGGCGATGTAAAAACCAGTGCAGGTCGTCGTAATGCTATCAGCAGCATTAACTCTGTAACACGACTGATGGCGTTGGCTGCTGTTTCATTGCAGGCCCGTTTACAGGCTAACCCTGCGATGGCGAGTGCAGTTGATACCGTGGCTGGCCTCGGTGCTTCATTCGGTTTGCTGTGAGGTACTTATGCTGACGAAAGAACCATCATTTGCATCGCTGCTGGTAAAGCAAAGCCCGGCAATGCACTACGGTCACGGCTGGATCATGGGTGAGGATGGAAAACGCTGGCATCCATGTCATTCACAAGATGAATTGCTGTCTGACTTGACCACGAGGAAACGGAGAAAGTCAAAATGTATGCAGCGGAAAGTGAAGTGGTTTATCAGTTTCGTTACAGAGGGGAGAGTTATTCAGTACCTGAAGATGATTTGCTCTGTTGTTATCCGTCGTTGTCGGGCGATGGCAGTTACTTTTTCACGCTAAAAGATGGGACGTTTTTACGGGGAGAGCAGGTTAAAGAGACGATACGAAAAAATGTATCTCCTCTTGAACGTTACCGTAATAACAAACAACGATAGTTGCGTTTTGGGGATATGAATTATGGCAATTAATGGCGCTGCGGCGACTGTTCCATTAAGCCCCGGTGAACGCCTGAATGGACTTAATCACATTGCGGAGCTAAGGGCGAAAGTTTTTGGCCTGAATATTGAGTCAGAGCTTGAGCGGTTTATTAAAGATATGCGTGATCCACGGGATATCAATAACGAACAAAATAAACGGGCACTGGCTGCTATATTCTTTATGGCAAAAATTCCAGCTGAACGTCATAGCATCAGCATTAATGAGCTGACCACTGACGAAAAGCGGGAGTTGATTAAAGCAATGAATCATTTTCGTGCAGTGGTGAGCTTATTTCCCAGACGGCTAACCATGCCGAATTAACCAACTAATGAAATTAATGGCGTAAACCCGCCGGGTATCCCTTTATCTAAATTCAGGAGAATTGATTATGCGTAATATTGAAACCCTCACGACTAAAACCGGACCGGATGATGCAGGGCTTAATATTTTACTGACAGAGGCTCGTCTGGAAGAACGCCGGGCAAGGGCTGAAGCAATGGCAGCTCGCCTTGATAGCCTGGCGTGTCATATCACATCCCGCCAGCTAAACCACGTCGAAGCAGCAGAACTGCTGCGTGTGACCGCTGAAGCAATCCAGAACGAAGTGCAGGAGATCCACTGATGGCTGATGCAATGGATCTCGTACAGCAGCGAGTTGAAGAAGAACGCCAGCGTCATATCCGTGCTGCCCGTGCCAAAACGCCGGGCGTGTCCCGCGTGCTTTGCGTTGAGTGTGAAGCGCCAATTCCGCCAGCACGCCGCCGTGCCATTCCGGGTGTGCAACTTTGCATTACCTGTCAGGAAATCGCAGAGCTGAAAGGCAAACATTACAACGGAGGTGCTGTATGAGCACCATCCTGAAATGGGCGGGAAATAAAACCGCCATTATGTCCGAACTGAAAAAACATCTTCCTGCTGGTCCGCGACTGGTTGAACCTTTCGCGGGTTCCTGTGCAGTGATGATGGAGACGGATTACCCCAGCTATCTTGTTGCGGATATTAATCCTGATTTAATCAACCTCTATAAAAAGGTTGCTGCTGATTGTGAGGCGTTTATATCTCGTGCCAGAGCTTTATTTGAGGAAGCAAACAGAGAGGTGGCTTATTACAACATAAGGCAGGAGTTTAATTACTCCACTGAAATTACTGATTTCATGAAAGCGGTATATTTTCTGTATCTCAATCGTCATGGTTACCGTGGGTTATGTCGTTATAACAAGAGCGGGCATTTCAACATTCCATACGGTAATTATAAAAATCCGTATTTCCCTGAAAAAGAAATTCGCGCATTTGCAGAGAAAGCCCAGCGAGCAACGTTTATCTGCGCCAGCTTTGATGAAACGCTGGCGATGCTGCAGGTGGGGGATGTGGTGTATTGCGATCCGCCTTATGACGGTACGTTTTCCGGATATCACACTGATGGTTTCACTGAAGATGACCAGTATCACCTGGCATCTGTTCTTGAATATCGATCATCAGAAGGTCATCCAGTCATTGTTTCTAACAGTGACACATCCCTGATCCGTTCGCTGTATCGAAATTTCACTCACCACTACATCAAGGCAAAACGCAGCATCGGCGTGTCGGCTGGCGAGAGTAAATCTGCAACAGAAATCATTGCTGTTTCCGGGGCGCGCTGCTGGGTGGGATTTGATCCTTCGTGTGGCGTGGATAGTTCTGCTGTGTACGAGGTGCGTGTATGAGTCATGACGATATGAGCAACTCTAGCGGCTTTAACGAGGCCGCTGTAGCATTTTCATGGAACGGCCCGAAAAAGGCCATTAACCCTTATCTGGACCCGGCGGAAGTTGCGCTGGAGTCTGCACTTTCAAACCTGATCACTCTGTACGCTGCCGATAATGAGCAGGAACAGCTGCGCCGCGATGCACTGAGTGAGCAGGTCTGGGAGCGTTATTTCTTTAATGAATCCCGTGATCCTGTCCAGCGTGAAATGGAGCAGGATAAGCTCATTAGTCGGGCAAAGCTGGCGCATGAACAGCAGCGTTTTAACCCGCACATGGTCATTCTGGCGGACGTCAGCGCCCAGCCTTCCCACATCAGCAAGCCGCTGATGCAACGTATCGAATATTTCAGCAGCCTGGGCAGGCCAAAGGCTTATTCTCGCTATCTGCGTGAGACGATTAAGCCATGTCTGGAACGACTGGAGCATGTACGCGACAGTCAGCTATCCACTTCTTTTCGCTTTATGGCAAGCCATGAAGGGCTGGACGGCCTGCTGATCCTGCCTGAAATGAGTCAGGATCAGGTGAAACGCCTGTCTACCCTTGTCGCTGCGCATATGAGCATGTGTCTTGATGCCGCTTGTGGTGATTTGTACGCCACCGATGATGTTAAGCCAGAAGAAATCCGCAAGACATGGGAAAGGGTGGCAGCGGAAACCCTACGTTTGGATGTCATCCCGCCTGCGTTTGAGCAACTCCGTCGGAAAAGAAACCGCCGTAAACCAGTGCCCTATGAACTCATTCCGGGCTCGCTGGCGCGTATGCTGTGCGCCGACTGGTGGTATCGGAAATTGTGGAAGATGCGTTGCGAATGGCGGGAAGAGCAGTTGCGTGCTGTCTGCCTGGTCAGCAAAAAAGCATCTCCCTATGTCAGCTATGAAGCTGTGATGCATAAACGTGAGCAGCGCCGTAAGTCGCTGGAGTTTTTCCGTTCTCATGAACTGGTGAACGAGGACGGAGACGCGCTGGATATGGAAGATGTGGTAAACGCCAGCTGCAGCAACCCGGCGCATCGCCGCAATGAGATGATGGCCTGTGTTAAAGGTCTGGAGCTTATCGCGGAAATGCGCGGTGACTGCGCCGTTTTCTACACCATTACCTGTCCGTCACGTTTCCATTCCACGCTAAATAACGGCAGACCCAACCCGACCTGGAAAAACGCGACGGTAAGACAAAGCAGCGATTATCTGGTCGGTATGTTTGCTGCATTTCGTAAGGCGATGCACAAAGCCGGGTTGCGCTGGTATGGCGTGCGGGTGGCTGAGCCGCATCACGACGGCACAGTTCACTGGCACCTGTTGTGTTTCATGCGCAAAAAAGACCGCCGCGCCATTACTGCATTGTTGCGTAAGTTTGCTATCCGTGAAGACCGCGAGGAGCTGGGCAATAACACGGGGCCGCGCTTTAAGTCTGAGCTGATTAACCCGCGCAAAGGAACGCCGACAAGCTACATAGCGAAATACATCAGTAAGAACATTGACGGGCGTGGTCTGGCTGGCGAGATCAGCAAGGAAACGGGTAAATCTCTTCGTGATAACGCTGAATACGTGAATGCCTGGGCGTCTTTGCATCGTGTTCAGCAATTCCGCTTCTTTGGTATTCCGGGGCGTCAGGCTTACCGTGAACTGCGATTGCTGGCTGGTCAGGCGGCAAGGCAGCAGGGTGACAAAAAAGCAGGTGTGCCGGTACTGGATAACCCGCGCCTTGATGCCATTCTGGCTGCTGCTGATGCTGGTTGTTTTGCCACCTATATCATGAAGCAGGGAGGTGTACTGGTTCCCCGTAAATATCACCTCATCAGAACTGCTTATGAAATTAACGAAGAGCCGACCGCCTATGGCGATCACGGTATTCGTATTTATGGCATCTGGTCACCCATTGCAGAGGGCAAGATCTGCACTCATGCAGTGAAGTGGAAAATGGTTCGTAAGGCCGTTGACGTTCAGGAGGCGGCAGCCGACCAGGGCGCTTGCGCCCCTTGGACTCGTGGCAATAACTGTCCCCTTGCTGAAAATTTGAACCAACAAGGGAAAGACAAATCAGCTGATGGGGACTCCAGAACGGATATTACCCGTATGAATGACAAGGAGTTGCACGATTACCTGCACAGTATGAGCAAAAAAGAGCGCCGGGAACTGGCTGCAAGGTTACGCCAGGTGAAACCGAAACGGCGTAAAGACTACAAACAGCGAATTACAGACCATCAGCGACAGCAGCTCGTCTATGAACTGAAGTCCAGGGGATTTGATGGCAGCGAGAAAGAAGTCGATTTGCTCCTTCGCGGCGGCAGTATTCCGTCAGGAGCAGGCCTGCGTATCTTCTATCGGAACCAGCGTCTGAAGGAAGATGATAAGTGGCGGAACCTATATTAATTACGCGGGTTAACAATTCGTGCTCTTAATAATACCAGGCATATCAGGCCGATGAACGTAAAAAAACGTTTTACATCAGTAAGATTATTATATACTGTAAATATAAACAGTGGTTATGTGTACAGTATTGTTTTGGTGTCATAGGAGGAAAGATGCAGGACTATTTTTTGGAGTCTTTGAAGCTCCAGCGCATTGATTTTTTTCTTAAGCTTGTAGCGGCTAGTGAGTGTAGTGATGAAGAGAAGGGGCTGGCTCTGCAGTGGGTTTCTGAATTGACTGATGAACTCATGGCAAAAATCAGAAGCCACGAATACAACCGCTCAATGGATGTCATCAGCTGAGGTGACTTTTATGCGCATTGAAATAATGATCGATAAAGAGCAGAAGATTAGCCAGTCTACCCTGGACGCCCTTGAATCCGAGCTTTACCGCAATCTGCGCCCCCTGTATCCCAAAACGGTAATTCGCATTCGCAAAGGTAGCTCTAACGGTGTGGAACTAACCGGACTGCAACTGGATGAAGAAAGAAAACAAGTGATGAAAATTATGCAGAAGGTGTGGGAGGACGACAGCTGGCTGCATTAAGAAATGTTGCCCCCAGGAGGATTCATTCTGATGGGGGCTAGTTTGGGCAATGAGTGAAATAAGGCGTAAGGTGGGCGGTTATTTTGATAAGTGATCGTCCGCTTTGTGTCAGAAGCAGAAGTGGGAGTGTCTGAGACTCTCTAAAAGTTGATGATTCACTTACAAAACCATTTTCCTGATGGATGCTTACACTTACGAATGATCATTCTGTTTAGTCTTCATGAGAAAATCCCGAATCTTTGCCAAGTTTGAATTTTCGGGGATTGAATCCATGTACGGATCACGCTCAAACACTAATTGCTCAGATTCAACGAAAGCCTGCCACTCTACTGGGTCTAGCTCAAATCCCATTGCTGTCATATCACTTTCATCTTCCCCCTCGATCCAGTGGACTAAATAAAACAATTCATCATCAGGAGAATCATCCTCACCATCAACAATATCAACATCGGTTACAGTGATACGTAGGGTGGGATCGATTTTTGAGACATAAATTCCTAACTGTGGTATAGGGGGAATATTGTTCATGGAAACTCCTTTTATTGGTGTTTGCTATTTGAATAAAAATACGCCAAACAGAGTGTTAACTGTGAATATGGAAAGAATCGTTGTAAGTACCCCGCTTAGGTGTCCCATTCTATTTTAGAGGTTCTCGTGCATATGGATTATGTTATCTGAAAGTTAACTTCCGCTTCCCGTTCACAGCGAACATTCATCTTTGTAAACCCGTATGATCCGTTTTTCAAGTGGCCATTCAGATACGGATTTTTACTTCTTTGACAGTGCATGACTATGCTGCATGAAATCGCATGATCGATTGAGGATCGTCTTTGCTCAGATCCGCCAGAACTGGCGGGCTTTTGCTCATGTCATGCATGTGCATGAAAACCACTGCATAAAGCGGGCAGGCGTGGCGGGGATACGAGCGCGCGCTAACTCTTGGCTTTGTTTCATAATCAAAAATGTGATCATTGAGATTATTCTTAAATTTGTGTTTGTCTATGAAATATCATTTCGCTTAACATTGTTTGAGTTAGGACTACATGAGAATAAAGAATGCTTTTACCCGTAAGTATTACATCGTGTGGCTTGTATCACCCCTACTGGCATTTGGGAGAGCGCAACCCTCATAGCGATGAACTATCAAGGCAGATGATGGATTTTAAGGATGAAAATAATCGTAATCATCAAAGGGCCATTAACCGTTTTTCTCGATTAGCTATAGATAAGGTTGGGCGGTTAGTAATCAGAGGTGGCGGTGGGCGTTTTGTTGAGTCTCCTTTTTCGATAGCAGTTGTCCCGTCTCACACTGAAGGCAGAATTTCACCGGCTTTGATTGAGGTCGCCGAGCGAATCGTAAATGTTCACCGTCGGGGCATTGTTGATTGCTGTTTGGAAAGAACACGCACTGTTCCTAGCGCACATCGTGAAGGAGGAGATCGCTCAATTACTGGTCACATGTCTAGTATCAGAGTTAGGGGTGGTAACCTCATGGGGCGAAATGTGTTACTACTAGATGATGTTAAAACAACAGGCGGTAGTTTGTCTGCGTGTTTTTATTTACTGGAGTCTGCAGGAGCTGGAGTTATAATGCCATTAGCTCTGCTAGAAACTGCAAACTATGAGGAGTAGCAAAGTGCACTCAGAAGAATTAAAAAATACACTTGGATTAGCTATTCAAATCGGGAAGCTAGCATCTGATCAAAGTGTATTAAAATTCTTTGAGCTTATCGATTTTGATGTTATTCGTGATATACGCGACTTAACTGAGATGGTTAATAGCCACGGGTTTCTAAAAGATAAAATATCTGAGACTGATTTTCTAATAGCGAACGCTGAATTGGAGAACCACCATGTTAATGGTGTGGAGCTAATACCATATGGGTCTGAATTCTATCCTCTTAGTTTAGCTTTTACTCCTAATCCACCATCAATTCTCTACATAAAAGGGGATAAAAGTATACTCAAAGAATTGCCGGGTGTCGCAATTGTAGGATCCCGTGATACCTCCCCTGCAGGGGAAGAAATAACGAGGCGGATCACTAATCAGATAGTGTCTGCTGGGTATATTGTTGTAAGTGGGTTAGCAATAGGCACTGATGCGAATGCCCACAAGGCAACGTTACAGGCAAAAGGAAAAACCATTGCTGTCTTGGCGCATGGTCTTGAGGAGGCTAAGCCGAAGCAAAACAGTCGACTTGCTCAAGAGATTCTGGATAAAGGTGGTGCATGGATTTCTGAGTATCCTATGGGTCGGCCGGCCCAGAAACAATCATTTGTACAAAGAAATCGGATACAAGTTGGATTATCTGCAGGTTCAATTTTAATCGAGGCTGCGTTAAATAGCGGAACGATAACTCAAGCTGAGTTTGCAAATAAGGCGAAAAGACCAGTGTTTGCGGTTGTACCTCACCTACCTAATAATCCGCTTAATCTTAATTGTGAGGGAACAGTTGATTTAGTTAAGAGCAACATGGCTAGAGCGCTAAAAACAAAACGGGATTATGATGATGTGATTATGATCATAAATGAGTCCCGGGAGTATTTGTTAGAGCTAAAATGGCCAGGGAAACAGAGTACATTAGACTTGATTTAAAGCGCCTCTTTTAGAGGCACTTTGCTAAATTTGATATCTCTCGAATTTTATAATTTCTTCACCGCTCCAATGATTAAATTCTTTCATTCTTTTTTGTAATGGTAATAATTCATTTTTCACAAATACCTTACTAGCTTTTTCTACATCCCCAAATCCCCCAACATTATTAGGCATTATCCCCATCATTTGTGGCGGCACACGATGCGCTGCCATCATGTCATCCCGACTCACGTTCTTGATGTTAAGAAATTCATCCTTCGCCGCGACTTCTGACAACGGGATGATCTGAAGCCCGTCCTTTTTGCCGTTAGGCGAGTACATAAACAGGTTGCGGAAGTTGCCAGGGCCTTTGGCGCTTTTCATCGCATTGCGGAGGTTGTTCACATCCTCCTGGTTCTGCGCGGCATCGGTCATGTACATGATGAAGCCTGCATGACTGCCGTTAATGTAATACTTCCGGCGGAACAGCGTGGCGGACTCGTTGAGCAGGGCTGACGGAATGGCAGAAAGATAACCTGGCAGGCCGTAGATCTCCTGGTTGATGTCCGGTTCCATCAGATGAAAAATGCTGCCTTTCGTGAACTGATACGGCTGGGTTGTCATACCGTATTGCACAAACCAGTAGGTATCCAGGTCTAACCCGCGTCGGGTGTATTTTGCCAGAGCAGGCTCAAGGGCGATAACTTCACCGAAGCGGTTCGTGCGTTTCTCCAGGTAGGCGTTACCAAATACCAGATAGTCCTGCACAAAACGTGAAAAAGCCTGCTGGCTGAGCAGCGGGTGAGGGATGTAGGTACTGGTCAGAATATTGCATTTCACCGCAATCGGTGAGCTGTGATGCACGGCGGCGCGAAAGGTGCGCGCCAGCCCGTCAAAACTCACTGGCGGCTCATACCATCGATCTGTCTGTACGCATTCCACATAGTCCAGCAGTTCACGGCGGTCCAGAACAGGAACGGGATCGCCGAAGCTGAATGCTTCGGCTGAAGTCTGGCTTTTATGCTGGATCTGATTCATCGCCGCTACGCGGTTTTTTTTACTCTTTCCCATCAAAAAATCTCCACAATATTGCTGGTATTGGCGGACTCGCCCTGCAGCGGTTCGTTAAACAGTGCGTGCATTGTTGCCCAGGCCAGATCGGCATGGCTGGCTTCTTCGCTGCGGCTGGCTTCATAGGTTGGGCGGTTGCCGCTGGCGGTGGTGGCGCGACGGATTGCCATAAATGACTGCGCTATGTCGGTGTGTCCGGCGTCAAACTCCAGACGACGGTGACTGATAATGTCGTAGGCCTTGAGTACCAGGGCGTTTTTAACGTTGGGGTTGTAGACAAACTCCCGGACGGCTGGAAAAAACGCTTTCACGTTCTCGTAAACCCCGTGGCCGACACCTGTCGAGTCGATGCCGATGTAGGTCACGTTGTACTGCTCGGTCAGTTTTTTGATTGCATCAGCCTGGGCGCGGAAGTCCATCCCGCGCCACTGGTGACGCTCAAGAATGCGAAACTTACCGCCTGGCACGGCTGGCGGTGCCACCACCACGCATCCGGCGCTGTCGCCATTCTGCGTACCTTTTGCCGGGTCATAACCGATCCACACCTCGCGCCAGCCAAACGGGCGCAGGGCCAGTGCATGAAAGTCGGTCCAGACTTCCCAACTGTCCACCATGCACGCCTGCAGTTCGCTGAGCGGGAACACGGACGCGAGATCGTCCACGAACTCGCACATCAGCAGGTTCTGGTATTCGTCCGGGCTGTACTCCATGCGTAGCTGGTCGAGGTCGAACAGGTTACAGCCGCCGCGCACCGCATCTTCCACGGTGACTATCTGGCGGTATTGCCCGTCTGCGCACAGCAGGCCGGGGGCCAGATTGTTGTGGGACAGGTCGATGTCCACCTTATCGGCTTTGTTGCGCCCACGGTTAAACAGCGCACCGGACCAGAACGGATAAGCACTGTGTGTCAGGCTGGATGGCGTGGAAAAATAGGTTTGTCGCCATTTTTTGTGAATAGCCATACCGGAAGCCACTTTGCGCAGCTCCTGGAATTTCGGTATCCAGAAATATTCATCCAGATACAGGTTGCCGTGGTAACTCTGGGCCGTGCGGGCATTGGTGCCGAGGAAATACAGCGTGGCCCCGTTAGGAAGCACCATCGGATCACCTTTCAGCTCCACCTCAACTTCTTTGGCGAAGTCGATGATGTACTGCTTAAAGACGTGAGCCTGTGCCTTACTGGCAGAAAGGAAAATCTGGTTACGTCCGGTAAGCAGGGCGTCAATCAGGGCTTCACGGGCAAAGTAAAAGGTCGCGCCGATCTGGCGTGACTTCAGCAGGTTGCGGATGCGGTTGGCTTTTCCGGCTTCCCACCAGTGGCGCTGGTAGTTGAACATGGAGGAATGGAAGATTTCTTCCAGCTTCTCAATCTGCTCATCGGTGAAAACATTCTTTTCCGGCTGACGGCGCGGGCCTTTGTTGCGGTTGGCGACGTTAGGGTTTAAGTCGGCTTCGTTGCCGCCATTGTTAAACTTGCCGATCCGCGCGTGGCGCTCCGACTGGCGCGCCAGCAGGTCAATCTCTTTGAAATCTTTCCCTTCTTTGTGCTCCTTCATAATGAGCTGGCAGTAGCGTGCGGCGGTGGTGAGCTGCATCTGATCCAGCGGCCCATAGTCACCCCACTTGTCGCGTTTTTTCCAGCTGTGAACGGTTGCAACTTTCTCGCCCAGCATTTCAGCAATGCGGGCTACGCGGTATCCCTGAAAGTACAGCAGCATGGCCTGCCGACGGGGATCGAGATCTGCGGGTGTCAGTGTGGTGTTCATGGCACAAACCTACAGCCTTGAATGAAGGCTTTCCCCGCCTGCGGTTTGTGTGGTTGTCGGTACAAATACCGCGCATTGTTTCACTGCCCCCATCACCGCAACCATAAGGCTCCAGTAAGTTTTTTCTAACGGAGCACGGCTCATGACAGTGAAAGCAAAGCGTTTTCGCATCGGGGTGGAAGGTGCCACCACCGACGGACGCGAAATCCAGCGTGAATGGCTGGAACAGATGGCAGCCAGCTACAACCCGGCGGTGTATACCGCGCTGATTAACCTTGAGCACATCAAGTCTTATCTGCCGGACAGCACCTTTAACCGCTACGGCAAGGTGACGGCGCTGTTTGCTGAAGAAATCACGGAAGGTCCGCTGGCAGGCAAGATGGCGCTGTATGCCGACGTTGAGCCAACGGAGTCCTTGGTGGAACTGGTGAAAAAAGGCCAGAAATTATTCACCTCTATGGAAGTCAGCCCGAAGTTCGCTGATACGGGCAAAGCCTATCTGGTCGGCCTGGCGGCCACTGATGACCCTGCCAGTCTGGGTACGGAAATGCTGACATTCAGCGCCAGTGCAGCCCATAACCCGCTGGCAAACCGCAAGCAGAATCCTGCCAATCTCTTTACCGCTGCAGAGGAAACGGTGATCGAACTGGAAGAAATCCAGGACGACAAACCGTCCCTGTTTGCCCGCGTCACGGCGCTGTTTACCAAAAAAGAGCAGTCCGATGACGCCCGGTTCTCTGATGTGCATAAGGCCGTGGAGCTGGTCGCCACTGAGCAGCAGAACCTGAGCGCACGCACCGAAAAATCCCTGTCTGAGCAGGAAGAACGCCTGTCTGAGCTGGAGACTGCCCTGCAGGCACAGCAAACCGCCTTTAACGAACTGGTAGACAAGCTGAGTCATGAAGACAGTCGCCAGGACTACCGCCAGCGTGCAACAGGCGGTAACGCCCCCGCTGACACTCTGACCAATTGCTGATGGAGCACAAAACCCGATGAAGAAGAATACCCGCTTTGCTTTTAACGCTTACCTGCAGCAGCTGGCGCGTCTGAACGGTGTGGCAGTTGAAGAACTGTCCAGCAAGTTCACCGTGGAGCCGTCTGTGCAGCAGACGCTGGAAGACCAGATCCAGCAGTCCGCCGCTTTCCTGACGCTGATTAACGTCACGCCAGTGACTGAGCAGTCCGGTCAGCTGCTGGGGCTGGGTGTTGGCAGCACCATTGCCGGAACCACTGACACCACCGCGAAAGAGCGTGAACCTGTCGATCCGACGCTGATGGTCGATGTGGAATACAAATGCGAGCAGACCAACTTTGACACGGTGCTGACCTACGCGAAGCTGGACTTGTGGGCGAAGTTTCAGGATTTCCAGGTGCGTATCCGTGACGCCATCGTGAAACGTCAGGCACTGGACCGCATCATGATCGGCTTTAACGGCGTGAAGCGTGCGAAAACCTCCAACCGTAGCGAAAACCCGCTACTGCAGGATGTGAATAAAGGCTGGCTGCAGAAAATCCGTGAGGATGCACCGGATCACGTCATGGGCAGCACCACCACGGGCGGTGAAACCACACCGGGCGCGGTGAAAGTCGGCAAAGGTGGCGAATATGCCAACCTGGACGCCGTGGTGATGGATGCCGTTAATGAGCTTATCGACGTGGTCTACCAGGACGATGACGATCTGGTGGTGATTTGCGGTCGTGAACTGCTGTCTGACAAGTATTTCCCGCTGGTCAACAAAGAGCAGGAAAACAGTGAAAAACTCGCTGCTGATATGATCATCAGTCAGAAACGCATGGGTGGCCTGCAGGCCGTGCGTGCGCCGTTCTTCCCGCCGAATGCACTGCTGATCACCCGTCTGGATAACCTGTCCATCTACTGGCAGGAAGACACCCGCCGCCGTTCAGTTATCGACAACCCGAAACGTGACCGGATTGAAAACTTTGAATCCGTTAATGAAGCCTATGTGGTTGAGGACTACCGCTGCGCCGCACTGGTGGAAAACATCCAGATTGGTGATTTCAGCGCCGCCGCAGCCGAAACCGGAGCGTAATCCATGAGCCTGAGTCCCGCACGGCAGCATCGCCTGCGCGTTCAGGCTGAACAGGCCGCCCGCGAGGGCGGCAGTGTTCGCCACGCATCGGGCTATGACCTGATGCTGCTGCAACTGGCGGAAGACCGCCGCCGTCTCAAGGGCGTTCAGTCCACGGTCAAAAAAGCGGAAATCAAGGTGGAGCTGCTGCCGAAGTACGCCGCCTGGGCAGAGGGTGTCCTGGCTGCCGGAGGCGCTCAACAGGATGACGTGCTGATGTACGTGATGCTGTGGCGCATTGATGCCGGAGATTATGCCGGAGCGCTGGAGATCGGGCGTCATGCCCTGCGTCATGGCTGGGTGATGCCGCTGGGTAACCGTAACGTGCAGACCGTGCTGGCAGAGGAAATGGCAGACGCCGCGCAGAGCGCAATGCTTGCCGCCACCGGCTTTGATGCCGATCTGTTGCTGCAGACGCTGGAGCTGACAGACGGTCTGGATATGCCGGACCAGTCACGGGCGCGTCTGCATAAAGCGATTGGCGCTGTCCTGAGTGAAAGCAATCCGGCGTCCGCCCTTAATCATCTCAACCATGCGTTACAGCTCGATCCCCGCTGTGGCGTGAAAAAAGACAAACAGCAGCTGGAGCGCAGACTGCGCAATGACAGCCGCTGACAGAACGTGCCCCCGCGCACGGGCGGCACGGGGTGGCGAAAGGCACAGCCTCATCAAAACCCCGTCCACCGCCCTCTATTTCAGGAGAAAGCAGCATGAAGTTTGTTGCGTCAGAACAGGCACCGGAACAGGCGGAAATCATCAGAAATACGCCGTTCTGGCCTGATGTGGACCTGTCGGAGTTTCGCAGTGTCATGCGCACTGACGGCACGGTGACGCAGCCGCGTTTAAAGCAGGTTGCCCTGTCGGCAATTTCGGAGGTCAACGCAGAGCTGTATGAGTTTCGCAGACGCCAGCAGATGCTGGGGTATGCCTCGCTGGCAGAGGTTCCGGCGGAACAGCTGGACGGGAAAAGTGAGCGCATTCAGCACTATTTCAACGCGGTTTACTGCTGGGCACGCGCCATGCTCAACGAACGATACCAGGACTATGACGCCACGGCATCCGGTGTGAAGCGAGGCGAAGAACTGGCGGAAGCCAGCGGTGATTTGTGGCGTGACGCCCGCTGGGCCATCAGCCGGGTGCAGGATGCGCCGCACTGCACAGTGGAGCTTATCTGATGAAAGTGCGTGCGTATCAGTATGACACGGTGGACGCGCTTTGCTGGCGTCATTACGGGCGCACGCAGGGTGTCACGGAGCAGGTACTGAAGGCAAATCCGGGGCTTGCCGAATACGGCCCCTTTTTACCTCACGGGCTGCAGGTGGAGCTGCCGGACATACCGACCACCACCACCGTGCAGACCGTCCAGCTATGGGACTGAATTATGACGCTTGAGCGAATCAGCGCCTTTATCACGTATTGCATCGCCGTCGTGCTGGCCTGGCTGGGCGATTTGTCCATCAAGGATGCCTCAACGCTGGGCGGCCTGATGATTGGTGTGCTGATGCTGGCTATCAACTGGTACTACAAACACAAAGCCTACCAGCTTCTGCGCGACGGGCAGATCTCGCGGGAGGACTATGAATCCATCAATCGTTAAACGCTGCCTTGTCGGGGCCGTGCTGGCTATTGCTGCCACGCTGCCGGGTTTTCAGCAGCTTCACACCTCCGTGGAGGGGCTGAAACTGATTGCCGATTACGAAGGCTGTCGTCTGCAGCCGTATCAGTGCAGCGCGGGTGTCTGGACCGACGGCATTGGTAATACATCGGGCGTCATTCCCGGCAAAACAATCACGGAACGACAGGCAGCAGAAGGGCTGATCTCCAACGTGCTGCGTGTGGAGCGGGCACTGGAAAGGTGTGTGAAGCAACAGCCACCACAGAAGGTGTATGACGCTACGGTGTCGTTTGCCTTCAACGTGGGGACGGGCAATGCCTGTAGTTCCACGCTGGTGAAATTGCTCAATCAGCGGCGCTGGGCGGATGCGTGCCGACAGTTGCCGCGCTGGGTTTATGTAAAAGGTGTGTTTAATCAGGGGCTGGATAACCGCCGTGCGCGGGAGATGGCCTGGTGTTTACAGGGAGCAAACTGAAATGAAAAAGAAATTAATCAGCGGGCTGTTTCTGATGTTATGGATGGCGCTGTTAATCGCAGCAATGGTGTATCCGCAGGGGATCTTTCCGGTACTGGCAGCGTCCGGCGTTTGGGTAGCCTGTTTGCTGACATGGGCGGTAATTCCGGTAGCACTGGCTGCGTTAATTAAGAATGGCCCGCTCTGGCAGGAGTTAAGGGCATCTTTGCTGAAGACAATTACCCGAAAAGAAAACGTATTTATCTGTTGGGTGATGCGATTGCTGATTGTTGTAAGTCTCGCATGGACGGGGTGGGCTATTACCCTGGTCTTTTATCTACTGACCGTTATTGCCTTCTGGATCACCCGTAATCAGATGGCGCAACAGGTAGCAGCATGAACCGGTTGCTGCTGGTTGTGCTGGCGTTATTACTGGCGGCGCTGGGCTGGCAGACGTGGCGGCTGGCTGATGCCAGCCAGACCATCAGCACGCAGGCAAACGAGCTGCAGAGCAAAAGCCAGGCACTGGCAAAGAGCAACAGCCAGCTTATCAGCCTGTCCATTCTGACTGAAACCAATAACCGGGAGCAGGCGCGGCTCTATGCCGAAGCAGAACAGACCAGCGCACAGCTGAGACAACGACAACGCCGGATCGAGGAACTGAAACGTGAGAACGAGGATTTACGCCACTGGGCTGATACTCCTTTGCCTGCTGACATTATCCGGCTGCGGGAACGTCCGGCACTCACCGGAGGTGCAGCTTACCGTCAGTGGTTGTCCGCGAGTGACGCCGTGTCGGCTGGAGCAGGCAGCACCGCGCACTAACGGTGATCTGAATGCGTTGCTGGATGAAACGGAGGCCGCCTGGGCGGTCTGTGCAGACAAAGTGGACATGATTATTGCGTGTCAGGAGCGAAACAGTGAACAAACCACAATCCCTGCGCCACGCCCTCAATAAAGCGGTGCCTTATGTCCGCAATAACCCGGACAAACTGCATCTGTTTGTGGATAACGGTTCGCTGGTTGCCACGGGGGCCAGCTCCATGTCGTGGGAGTACCGTTACACACTGAACGCGGTGATTGAGGATTTCAGCGGCGACCAGAATCTGCTGATGGCCCCGGTTTTGCTGTGGCTGAGGGATAACCAGCCCGATGCCATCAATAACCCGGCGTTACGGGAAAAGCTATTCACCTTTGAGGTGGATATTCTGCGCAACGATGTCTGTGATATCAGCCTGAACCTGCAACTGACGGAACGTGTGCTGGTCAGCACTGACGGCAGTGTGTCGAGCGTTGAAGCTATAGCGGAACCTGATGCACCTGAAGAAATGTGGACGGTGAAACGTGGCTGAACTGCAGAAGGTGGACGACTGGCTGAGTGCCTTGCTGGCGAATCTGGAACCAGCCTCGAGAAGCCGCATGATGCGCCAGCTGGCGCAGGAACTTCGCCGGACACAGCAGCAGAATATCAGGATGCAGCGCAACCCTGACGGCAGCAGCTATGAACCGCGACGGGTAACAGCACGCAGTAAAAAAGGCCGTATCAAACGTCAGATGTTTGCAAAGCTGCGCACCACAAAATACCTGAAAACTGCCGCCAGCACCGACTCTGCCAGCGTGCAGTTTGAAGGCAAGGTGCAGCGCATTGCCCGCGTTCACCATTACGGCCTGCGAGATCGCGTCAGTCGTAAGGGACCGGAGGTGCGTTACGCAGAGCGTCGCCTTCTGGGTGTAAATGATGATGTTGAGGCAATGACCCGCGACATGATTCTGCAATGGCTGGCGGGGTGATCTTTGTATCAGCACTGATACAAGTTGCAGCACTGCCGCCTTTCTTCCCCTGATGGCAACCTTTCCCTATGAACGCACAATTAACCGAAATCATGCGCCTTATCACCAACCTGATCCGCACAGGGGTAGTCACCGAAGTGGACAGGGAAAACTGGCTTTGCCGGGTGAAAACGGGCGAGCTTGAAACCAACTGGATCAGCTGGCTGACGCTGCGTGCCGGGAATGCCCGTACATGGTGGCGACCATCGGAAGGTGAGCAGGTGGTGCTGCTGAGTCTGGGCGGCAATCTGGAAACCGCCTTTGCGCTGCCCGCTGTCTATTCGAATCAGTTCGCACCACCGTCGACGTCGGCGGATGCCTGCGTGACAGAACATCCTGACGGTGGCTGGTTTGAATACGAACCCGCCACCGGGCGCTGGTATGTCAGGGGCATCAAATCAATGGTCATTGAGGCTGCTGACAACATCACCATGAAAACCAGTGAGTTTGTACTGGAGGCTGACCGCACGCGCATTAACAGCGAAGTGGTGATCAATGGTGGCGTTACCCAGGGCGGCGGAGCGATGAGTTCTAACGGGATCGTGGTTGATGCGCATCAGCATACTGGCGTCCTGAAAGGCGGCGATACAACCGGAGGCCCGGTATGACGCTTTATAGCGGGATGAACAATACCAGCGGCAAAGTCATTACTGATATTGATCATCTGCGCCAGTCGGTGCGGGACATTCTGCTGACACCGCAGGGTAGCCGTATTGCCCGCCGGGAATATGGTTCCCTGCTGTCTGCACTGATAGATCAGCCACAAAATCCGGCATTACGCCTGCAGGTCATGTCGGCTGTGTATGTTGCACTGAGTCGCTGGGAGCCACGGCTGACGCTGGATTCCATCACCATCAACAGCAACTTTGACGGTTCTATGGTGGTGGAGCTGACCGGGCGGCGGAATAACGGTGTGCCTGTGTCCCTTTCCGTATCAACAGGAGCAGAGAATGGCAGTGATTGACCTTTCGCAGTTGCCTGCGCCGCAGATTGTGGATGTGCCGGACTTTGAGACGCTGCTTGCCGAACGCAAGGCAGAATTTGTGGCGCTTCATCCGAAAGATGAGCAGGAAGCAGTGATCCGCACGCTGGAACTGGAATCTGAACCCGTCACCAAATTGCTGCAGGAGAACGCTTACCGTGAGTTGCTTCTGCGCCAGCGCATTAACGAAGCCGCGCAGGCGGTGATGGTGGCTTACGCGATGGGCGGCGATCTTGACCAGCTCGCTGCCAACTACAACGTGAAACGCCTGACGGTGACGCCTGCTGATAATGACGCTGTGCCACCCGTTGCGGCTGTGATGGAAAGCGATGAAGCGTTACGCCTGCGTGTGCCCGCAGCCTTTGAAGGGCTTTCTGTTGCGGGGCCAACTGCCGCTTATGAATTTCATGCCCGAAGCGCCGACGGTCGGGTGGCGGATGCCAGTGCAACCAGTCCGGCACCTGCAGAGGTGGTGCTGACTGTCCTGAGCCGTGAAGGCGACGGAACAGCAGAAAAAGATTTGCTGGATGTGGTGGAGAAAGCCCTGAACAGTGAGAATGTCCGCCCGGTGGCTGACCGTCTGACGGTTCGCAGCGCAGAAATCATCCCGTACCGTGTGGAAGCCACCATTTTTCTTTATCCGGGACCGGAAGCAGAGCCGGTAATGGCAGCGGCAAAAGTCAGCCTGCAGAGGTACATCGCCAGTCAGACGCGGCTCGGTCGGGATATTCGCCGTAGTGCTATTTTTGCCGCGCTGCATGTTGAGGGTGTTCAACGTGTGGAACTGGCTTCTCCGCTGGCGGATGTGGTTCTGAACAAAACGCAGGCGGCATCATGTACGCAGTGGAGCGTGACCAACGGAGGAACGGATGAATAGTCTGCTGCCACCGGGTTCAACTTCACTGGAGCGCCGACTGGCGCAGACCTGTAGCGGGATTTCTGATCTGCAGGTGCCGCTGCGTGACTTGTGGAATCCAGCAACCTGTCCGGTCAGTTTCCTGCCTTATCTCGCCTGGGCGTTCTCTGTGGATCGCTGGGACGAGGGCTGGACAGAAAGCGTCAAACGCCAGGTAGTGAAGGATGCTTTTTATATTCATCAGCACAAAGGAACCACCAGTGCCGTACGGCGGGTGGTGGAGCCGTTCGGCTTCCTGATCCGCATTATTGAGTGGTGGCAGACCGGAGAAACACCGGGCACGTTTCGTCTGGACATTGGTGTGCAGGACCAGGGCATCACTGAAGATACCTATCTGGAACTTGAGCGACTGATAAGCGATGCCAAACCATGTAGCCGTCACATGATCGGCATGTCCATCAATCTGCAGACCAGCGGCCCGCATTGGGTGGGAGCCGCCAGTTATCTTGGCGAAGAAATCACGATCTATCCGTATATCAACGAAACAATTATTTCCGGTGGCACCGCGCATGAAGGCGGGGCGGTCCATGTTATTGACACAATGAGAGTGAATCCATGAGCACAAAATTTTATACCCTGCTGACGGATATTGGCGCGGCGAAACTTGCCAGCGCCGCCGCGCTCGGTGTGCCGCTAAAAATTACCCATATGGCGGTGGGCGATGGCGGTGGAGTATTGCCAACGCCGGACGCAAAGCAGACGGCACTGGTAAATGAGAAACGCCGGGCTGCGCTGAATATGCTTTATATCGACCCGCAGAACAGCAGCCAGATTATTGCCGAACAGGTGATCCCTGAAAACGAGGGCGGTTGGTGGATACGTGAAGTGGGCTTGTTTGATGAGTCCGGGGCATTGATTGCCGTGGGCAACTGCCCGGAAAGCTATAAGCCGCAACTGGCTGAAGGTAGCGGGCGCACTCAGACCGTGCGCATGGTGCTGATTACCAGCAGCACGGACAATATCACCCTGAAAATCGACCCTGCTGTAGTGCTGGCAACCCGCAAGTATGTGGATGACAAGGCACTGGAGCTGAAGGTGTACGCGGATGATCAGATGGCAAAACATCTTGCCGCACCGGACCCGCATTCACAGTACGCGCCAAAAGCCAGCCCGACATTTACCGGAACCCCCAAAGCGCCAACGCCAGCGGCGGGGAATAATACCACGCAGGTTGCGACCACTGCGTTTGTACAGGCGGCACTGACGGCCCTTATTAATGGTGCGCCAGCCACGCTGGACACGCTGAAAGAAATAGCCGCAGCCATTAACAATGATCCGAATTTCAGTACCACCATTAACAATGCGCTGGCACTAAAAGCACCGTTGTCGAGTCCGGCACTCACCGGAACGCCAACAGCCCCCACGGCGGCGCAGTCGGTCAACAATACACAGATTGCCACTACGGCTTTTGTGAAATCGGCGATTGCAGGAATGGTGGGTTCTGCACCTGCTGCACTGGATACACTGAACGAACTGGCGGCGGCACTGGGGAATGATCCGAACTTTGCCACGACAATGCTTAATGCGCTGGCAGGTAAACAACCGCTGGACAATACGCTTACCAATTTGAGTGGAAAGGATGTAGCTGGTCTTCTCACATACCTTGGTTTGGGAGAAGCGGCAACGAGGAACGTCGGAACGGATACCGGGCAAGTACCAGATATGAGTAGTTTTACAACGGGGCACTCTGGAGCAGCAGACTGGCCGATTCCTAAATCTGGATGGAGTAAGGGGCCGGAAGGGGTAATTACACAATGGGGTATTTTCGGTTTCCCCGTTGGACAGACAGGGACGAATGTTGTTTTCCCGCTACCTTTCCCCGCGCGGGTCGAATCAATTACACTGACAATGGCAGATATCCAGGAGTCTCTGCTTTCTCCAACAACCATGCCTGCTTATGGAGTTAACTCAACTGGTACTTCAAGAACGGGTTTTACAGCCCGTATGTCAGGCGTCGGTGGGTTTAATCTTTGCTATATAGCGAAAGGGAGATAACAGAATGAATAAAGTTAAAAGTGTTTACAGCCCGTCCGAAAATGCAATCTACAACGCAGCGCTATATGAAAGTTATATCAAGGAGGGGACATGGCCGCAGGATGGTATTGAAATCAGCGATGAGGATGCTGTCAGATTTAATGGGGGAAATAAGCCAACAGGAAAAATGCTGGGAATGGTTTCAGGAACCCTTGCATGGGTTGATGAGCCGCCGCTTTCACCAGAACAGAAAATATCAGATGCAGAAAACATGAAAGCCACATTTCGTGCAAAAGCTGACAGTGAAATATCCTGGCGTCAGGATGCTGTTGATGCTGGTATCGCAACTGATGAAGAAACTTCAACTCTCACCCAATGGAAGAAATACCGTGTGCTGCTGATGCGTGTTGATACGTCAACAGCACCCGATATTGAATGGCCTACGCCTCCGGCAGTTCAGGCCAGATGACATCCGGCGCGGTGCTCGTATCTGTTGCCGTCACCGCGTCAATGTAATCAAGCACGGCGTTAAGCTGGGTGGTTTCTGCCTGCGTCAGCTTCCGCCCGGCCTGTAATTTCAGCTGAATCAGACTGATGGAAGCCATTGCAGCATCAATCAGTGACTGGCGCTGTGCTTCTGCCGCTTCTACTGCGGCACCGTGTTGTGCCTCAGTATCTGTCACCCATTTCTCACCATCCCATTTATCATATGGCGTTAACGGTGAAAGCGTGACATAACCGTTTTTGATGGCACCGATATAATCCACTGTAACAGCAGCACCATTTTCGATTGAGTAAACAGTCTCATTGCGATGGTCTTCTTCATGGCTCCATCCCTTACCTGTAAATACTGCCACTCTTCCCGGAATGTTTTCGCCAGGGTCAATACCAGTGGAACAGGCGGGCATACTTACGCCAGTATTAATATATTCATCAGACCAGCCCGTATACTCAGATGTTTCAGCATCATAATAAAAACAACGCATATCGCCCGGCACTGTAGCCAGCCCATTTTCATCAAAAACAGGTTTCATTATTTAGCCCTCACCAGAAAGTTAAATGCAATATTTCGCGGTCTGACAGCAACAAAATTCACACCATCACCCACAGAGTTACTGGTGAAATTAAATCGTGAAAATCCTGGCTGATTTCCGGCGATGCCATCATGAAAGTTAATTGCGTGTCCCGCACCTCCGCCTATATTCCCGGCAAACTGAGAAAAGTTTGTAGCTTCCTGCCAGCTTAATAATTCGCGACCACCATCGACACCTCGCCCGTCATCCCAGATACGAATGAAATCACCGCGGGCTTCAGGTAATACCAGTGAAGGAAACACTTTCGCCAGCACAGGGTAATCAGAGGCAGAAAATTTCGCCCCGTTGAACTTCAAAAACACCATACTGGACCAGCTGTCGATTACAGTATTTGGCATTGCAGCGGACGGCCAGAAGAACGGAACGCCAATAGCTGGAGCACCTTCTCCCAAACCAACGTTTATGAAAATGCAGAGGTAACAGCTAACTGGCATCATCTCCGGTTTTTATTCAGGGGGATGCTCATGCTTATTGGCTATGTACGCGTGTCAACAAATGACCAGAACACCGATTTGCAACGTAATGCACTGAACTGCGCGGGATGTGAGCGGATTTTTGAGGACAAAATCAGTGGCACTAAGTCCGACAGACCGGGGCTTAAAAAACTGCTCAGGACACTATCGGCAGGTGACACACTGGTTGTCTGGAAGCTGGACAGGTTGGGGCGCAGTATGCGGCATCTTGTTACGCTGATAGAGGAGTTGCGCCAGCGTGGTGTGAATTTCCGAAGCCTGACTGACAGTATTGATACAAGTACCCCAATGGGCCGTTTCTTTTTTCATGTCATGGGTGCCCTGGCTGAAATGGAACGCGAACTGATAGTTGAACGTACCAGGGCGGGGCTGGCTGCAGCTCGTGCTAAAGGCAGAGTAGGTGGACGCCGTCCTAAGTTGACCACCGAACAGTGGGCACAGATTGGACGTTTACTCGAGTCTGGAGAATCAAGACAGCGTATTGCACTGATTTTTGATGTAGGCGTTTCTACCATTTATAAAAAATTTCCGGCAAATAAGAGCAATGAATCCCCCTGAATCAGCATTATTTTGATTATCCCTGCAAGTAGACAAATACCGTCATTTTGTGTGAATAACGGTACAACTGCGCTTAGCTGTTTGTCAGGCACAATCACTTCAACATAGGGCGAAGCCTAATCCAATCAGGAGGTTCGCCACTATGGCTCAGGATTACCACCACGGGGTGCGCGTTGTTGAAGTCAACGAAGGTACCCGATCCATTACCACGGTGAGCACCGCCATCGTGGGCATGGTCTGCACGGGCGATGATGCCGATGCAAAAATGTTTCCTCTTAATAAACCCGTGCTGATCACTGATGTGCTGACTGCCAGCGGTAAAGCGGGTGAGTCCGGCACGCTGGCCCGTTCGCTGGATGCCATCTCTGACCAGGCAAAACCCGTGACCGTTGTTGTGCGTGTGCCGCAGGGTGAAACGGAAGAAGAAACCACGACCAATATCATCGGCGCAGTGACTGCTGAAGGTAAAAAAACAGGCATGAAAGCCCTGTTATCTGCCCAGACACAGCTCGGCGTTAAACCGCGCATTCTCGGCGTGCCGGGTCACGATAACAAAGCCGTTGCGACTGAGTTGCTGAGTGTGGCGCAAAGCCTGCGTGGGTTTGCCTACCTGTCAGCGTATGGCTGCAAGACGGTACAGGAGGCGATCACTTACCGTGAAAACTTCAGCCAGCGCGAAGGAATGCTGATCTGGCCTGACTTTACTGGCTGGGACACGGTGCTGAATGCCGAAGCAACGGCATATGCCACCGCCCGTGCGCTTGGTCTGCGTGCCAAAATTGATGAGCAGACCGGGTGGCACAAAAGCCTGTCCAACGTGGGCGTGAACGGTGTCACCGGAATTTCTGCAGATGTGTTCTGGGATCTGCAGGACCCGGCAACCGATGCAGGTCTGCTGAACCAGAACGACGTCACCACGCTTGTGCGTAAAGACGGTTTCCGCTTCTGGGGTTCCCGCTGCCTGAGTGATGACCCGCTCTTTGCCTTCGAAAACTACACCCGCACGGCGCAGGTGCTGATGGACACGATGGCAGAAGCACACATGTGGGCGGTGGATAAACCGCTTAACCCGTCGCTGGCGCGCGACATTATCGAGGGTATCCGCGCCAAAATGCGCAGCCTGGTCAGTCAGGGCTATCTCATTGGTGGTGATTGCTGGCTGGATGAGTCGGTGAACGACAAAGACACGCTGAAAGCCGGAAAACTCACCATCGACTACGACTACACGCCAGTGCCGCCACTTGAAAACCTGATGCTGCGTCAGCGCATCACCGATCAGTACCTGGTGAATTTCGCCAGCCAGGTCAGCGCGTAAGGGGACAACATGGCTTTACCACGCAAATTAAAACACCTGAACCTGTTTAACGACGGGAACAACTGGCAGGGGATCGTTGAGTCGCTGACGCTGCCGAAATTTACCCGCAAATATGAGAAGTATCGCGGCGGCGGAATGCCGGGTGCGGTGGATGTGGATCTGGGGCTTGATGACAGTGCGCTGGACACAGAATTTTCCATTGGTGGTACTGAATTGCTGCTGTTTAAACAGATGGGTAAAGCCACGGTGGATGGCATCCAGCTGCGCTTTACCGGCTCTATTCAGCGTGACGATACCGGGGAAGTGCAGGCCGTGGAGCTTGTCGTGCGTGGACGTCACAAAGAAGTGGATTCCGGCGAGTGGAAGACGGGCGAAAGCAACACCACCAAAGTGACCAGTACCAACAGCTACGCGAAGCTGACCATCAATGGTGAGGTGCTCTATGAAGTGGACCTTATCAACATGGTGGAAATTGTGGACGGTGTGGACCTGATGGAAGCGCACCGCAACGCCCTCGGCCTCTGATATATCTGAACGGCGCGGGATACCGCGCCAGAACCCAATTGACAGGACAGCAAAATGAGCGATAAGCAGACTGAAAAGACCATTCAACTGGATACCCCCATCAAGCGCGGTAAAACAGAAATCACCGAAATTGTGCTGCGTAAACCGCAGTCCGGTGCGCTGCGCGGTACACGCCTGCAGGCCATTATGGATATGGATGTAAACGCGATGATGACCGTGATCCCCCGCATCTCCAGTCCGGCACTGACTGCACAGGAAATTGCAGAGATGGACCCGGCAGATCTCACTGCCATGTCGGTTGAGGTTGTCACTTTTTTGTTGAAGAAGTCGGTGCTTGCCGGTTTACCGACAGCCTGACGGTTGACGATCTGGTGGCAGATATCGCCACCATTTTTCACTGGCCGCCATCCGTTACTGACGTTATGCCGCTGACCGAAGTGCTGGAATGGCGGTATAAAGCGATTCAGAGAAGCGGGGCCAACGATGAGTGATAACAACCTGCGTCTGCAGGTCATTCTTAATGCGGTTGACAAGCTCACCCGCCCATTTCGATCTGCGCAGGCCAGTTCAAGAGAACTGGCTGCTGCTGTCAAAAAATCCCGCGATGCAATAAAGCAGCTTGATCAGGCCGGGAGCAGTCTGGACAGCTTCCGAAAGCTGCAGGCAGAAAATCAGAAATTAGGCGACAGGCTGAACTATGCCCGCCAGCGTGCAAATTTGCTCAGTCAGGAACTGGGAGCGATGGGGCCGCCTTCGCAACGTCAGGTTGTTGCTCTGGGCCGTCAACGGCTGGCTGTTCAGCGCCTGGAAGAACGCCAGAAAAAGCTGCAGCAGCAGACGGCGCTTGTGCGTGCTGAACTGTACCGGGCGGGAATTTCTGCGAAAGACGATGCGGGAGCAACTGCCCGTTTAGCCCGTGAAACATCACGTTATAACCAGGAACTTTCGAAACAGGAGGCGCGGCTGAAGCGACTGGGGGAAGCTCAGCGCAGGATGAATGCAGCGCGTGCCAGTTATGCCCGTTCGCTGGAGGTGCGTGATCGTATTGCAGGTGCCGGAGCCACCACCACGGCTGCAGGGCTGGCAATGGGTGCGCCAGTGATGGCGGCAGTAAAAAGCTATACCAGCATGGAAGATGCCATGAAAGGTGTGGCAAAGCAGGTCAATGGTCTGCGTGACGATAATGGCAACCGCACTGCACGTTTTTATGAAATGCAGGATGCCATCAAGGCTGCCAGCGAACAGTTGCCGATGGAAAACGGTGCGGTGGACTTCGCTGCACTGGTTGAAGGTGGTGCGCGTATGAACGTCGCAAACCCTGACGACAGCTGGGAAGATCAGAAACGTGACCTGCTGGCCTTCGCCAGTACGGCAGCAAAGGCGGCAACAGCCTTTGAGCTGCCAGCGGATGAACTGTCAGAAAGTCTGGGGAAAATCGCCCAGCTCTACAAAATCCCCACCCGCAATATTGAACAGCTCGGTGATGCGCTGAACTATCTGGATGATAACGCCATGTCGAAAGGGGCAGACATCATTGATGTGATGCAACGTCTGGGCGGTGTGGCTGACCGTCTGGATTATCGTAAAGCGGCGGCGCTGGGTTCCACCTTCCTGACACTGGGCGCTGCGCCAGAGGTTGCAGCCAGTGCAGCAAACGCGATGGTGCGTGAATTGTCCATTGCCACCATGCAAAGCAAGAGTTTCTTTGAAGGGATGAATCTGCTGAAACTCAATCCTGAAGTGATTGAAAAGCAGATGACGAAGGATGCGATGGGAACCATCCAGCGCGTGCTGGAGAAGGTAAACGCGCTGCCGCAGGACAAGCGCCTGTCTGCCATGACTATGTTGTTTGGTAAAGAGTTTGGCGATGACGCGGCGAAACTGGCAAACAACCTTCCGGAACTGCAGCGCCAGCTAAAACTGACAGCGGGCAATGATGCGCTCGGTTCCATGCAGAAAGAATCCGACATCAACAAAGACTCACTTTCCGCTCAGTGGTTGCTGGTCAAAACCGGAGCGCAGAACACCTTCAGCAGCCTGGGCGAAACGCTGCGCCAGCCGCTGATGGATATTCTGTACACGGTGAAAAGCATCACGGGGGCGTTGCGCCGCTGGGTGGAAGCTAACCCGGAACTGACAGGCACACTGATGAAAGTAGCGGCTGTTGTGGCTGCGGTTACCGTAGGCCTCGGCGCCTTAGCGGTGGCGCTGGCTGCAGTGCTGGGGCCGCTGGCAGTCATCCGTCTGGGATTCTCTGTGCTGGGTATCAAAACGTTACCTTCCGTTACGGCAGCAGTAACACGAACCAGCAGCGCGTTGTCCTGGCTGGCTGGCGCTCCACTGGCAGTGCTGCGACGCGGGCTTGCTTCATCGGGTAACGCAGCGGGTTTACTTACTGCGCCGTTGTCGTCTTTGCGCCGTACGGCATCACTGACTGGAAATGTCCTGAAAACTGTAGCAGGTGCGCCGGTTGCACTATTGCGGTCTGGATTATCCGCTTTACGTGCTGTTGCTGTGATGTTTATGAATCCTCTGGCGGTACTGCGCGGTGGACTGGCTGCCGCAGGTGCGGTGCTTCGTGTGCTTGCATCTGGTCCGCTGGCGATGCTGCGCGTTGCCCTGTATGCCATATCTGGTCTGTTAGGTGCTCTGCTCAGTCCGATAGGTCTTGTGGTTACTGCACTGGCGGGCGTGGCGCTGGTTGTCTGGAAATACTGGCAACCCATCACCGCATTTCTCGGTGGCGTGGTGGAAGGATTCAAAGCGGCGGCAGGTCCCATCAGTGCTGCATTCGAACCACTTAAGCCTGTGTTTCAGTGGATTGGCGACAAAGTACAGGCGCTGTGGGGCTGGTTTACTGATCTGCTGACGCCCGTTAAGTCGACCTCTGCCGAACTGCAGAGTGCAGCGGCAATGGGGCGGCGATTCGGAGAGGCACTGGCGGAAGGGCTGAATATGGTCATGCATCCGCTGGACTCCCTGAAATCCGGCGTTTCCTGGTTGCTGGAGAAACTTGGCATTGTCAGTAAAGAGGCCGCAAAGGCAAAACTGCCGGAAAGCGTGACGCGTCAGCAACCTGCGACGGTGAATGCAGACGGTAAAGTGATGATGCCATCGGGTGGTTTTCCGTCATGGGGATATGGCTTTGCGGGGATGTATGACAGCGGCGGGTATATCCCGCGCGGGCAGTTTGGCATCGTCGGTGAAAACGGGCCGGAAATTGTTAACGGCCCGGCAAATGTGACCAGCCGGAGAAATACAGCTGCACTGGCTGCCGTTGTTGCCGGAATGATGGGCGTTGCTGCCGCGCCAGCAGAGCTTCCACCGTTGCACCCTTTGGCACTTCCCGCGAAAGGTGGAGAAGCAATTGTGAGTCGCGCAGCCACTGTGCCGCTCGTTCAACGGATTGAGGCACCGACGCAGATCATCATTCAGACGCAGCCAGGACAAAGTGCGCAGGATATTGCGCGGGAGGTGGCACGCCAGCTTGATGAACGTGAACGCAGGCTGAAGGCAAAAGCCAGGAGTAACTACAGCGATCAGGGGGGATACGACGCATGATGATGGTGCTGGGATTGTACGTGTTTATGCTGCGCACCGTTCCGTATCAGGAACTGCAGTATCAACGCAGCTGGCGACATGCGGCAAACAGTCGGGTAAACCGACGTCCGTCCACGCAGTTTCTGGGACCGGAAAACGACATGCTGACGCTTTCCGGTGTTCTTATGCCGGAAATAACAGGCGGCAGGCTGTCGTTGCTGGCACTGGAGCAGATGGCAGAACAGGGGAAAGCATGGCCCCTGATTGAAGGCAGCGGCACGATTTACGGCATGTATGTGATTGAGGGACTGAATCAGACTAAAACGGAGTTTTTCCGCGACGGTATGCCGCGCCGGATTGAGTTCACCCTGTCGCTCAAACGAGTGGATGAATCCCTGTCCGATATGTTCGGTGATCTCAGTGCGCAACTGAATAATCTGCAGGACACGGCAACGTCTGCCTTAAGCGATATCAGTAAAACGGTGGGAGGGCTGCTGTCGTGAATTTCAGCTCTGAACTGCTTAACAAAGGCAACAAAACTCCCGCATTCAGCATCAGTATTGAGGGCAGGGATATCACCACTGTGCTGGATAACCGCCTGATGAGTTTGACGCTGACGGATAACCGGGGCTTTGAAGCGGACCAGCTTGATCTGGAGCTGGATGACGCTGACGGAAAAATCGTGCTGCCGCGCCGTGGTGCAGTTATTACGCTGGCGCTGGGCTGGAAGGGGCAGCCGCTTTTCCCGAAAGGGGCATTCACAGTGGACGAGATTGAACACACTGGCGCACCGGACCGCCTGACTATCCGGGCGCGAAGTGCTGATTTTCGGGAAACGCTGAATACCCGCCGTGAAAAATCGTGGCATAAGACCACCGTCGGGGAAGTGGTGAAGGAAATAGCCGCGCGGCACAAGCTGAAGATGGCACTGGGTAAAGACCTGTCGGATAAGCCTGTGGAGCATATAGACCAGACTAATGAGAGTGACGGCAGTTTTCTGATGCGGCTGGCGCGCCAGTACGGTGCTATTGCGTCGGTGAAAAATGGCAATCTGTTATTCATCCGGCAGGGACAGGGTAAAAGCGCCAGCGGTAAACCACTGCCGGTTATCACTATCACACGTAAGGACGGCGACAGTCACCGCTTTACCCTGGCAGATCGCGGAGCCTATACGGGCGTAATTGCCAGCTGGTTGCATACCCGCGAACCTTCGAAGAAAGAAAGCACTACGGTGAAGCGTAAGCGCAGGACTAAGAAGCAGAAGAAAGAGCCGGAAGCGAAGCAGGGCGATTACCTGGTGGGTACGGATGAAAACGTGCTGGTACTTAATCGCACTTATGCCAACCGGAGCAACGCCGAACGAGCGGCGAAAATGCAGTGGGAACGCCTGCAACGTGGAGTTGCGTCATTCTCGCTACAACTGGCGGAAGGGCGGGCAGATCTCTACACGGAAATGCCAGTGAAAGTCAGTGGCTTTAAACAGCCGATAGATGATGCGGAATGGACCATTACGACTCTGACGCATACCGTCAGCCCGGATAACGGTTTTACGACCAGTCTGGAGCTTGAAGTGAGGATTGATGATTTCGAAATGGAATGATTCTTCGCAATGGAGAACTTTTAAGTTTGCAAAATGGAATGATGCGGTATCATTATTGTGAATTTAGCAAAAATGGGGAGAACTCGAAAAATGATGATTTGCCCACTGTGTGGAAGTGTCGCCCATACTCGCAGCAGTTTTCAGGTATCTTCATTGACCAAAGAGCGTTACAACCAGTGCCAGAACATTAACTGCAGCCATACTTTTGTTACCCATGAAACTTTTGTTCGTTCGATTGCAACGCCAAAAGAGTCAAATCCGGTTCAGCCGCATCCAATGAAATCAGGACAGGTGGCGCTCTCTCTTTGA